TATCTGTGTCCCGCGCTTCTATGGCGTCGAGAAACTTGGTGAACCCAAGGAGGATCGAAGACCCCAACCCACCCGAATTACAACGAAGTTTGTCGGTACCCTTCGAGACGCAACACACCAAAATGAAGCACTTGCTGCAGCTCTTAAGGCGGGCCATGGCGTTCTCTCACTCCCGTGTGGTTTTGGGAAGACCACCGTATCCCTGGCAATAGCGTGTAAATTGGGCTACAGGACCATGATTGTCGTTCATAAACAGTTCTTAGCTGATCAGTGGAGGGAGAGAATCCAACAGTTTTGTCCCGGGGCTACAGTTGGTGTCGTCCAACAGGATAAGAAACAGGTTGACTGTGACTTTGTCATCGCCATGTTACAATCTCTTTCCCTAAAGGAGTACAGCTTTTCGGACTTTGAAAGTGTTGGGACCCTCATTGTAGATGAAGCCCACCATATATGCGCCAAAGTATTCAGTCAGTCTCTCTTCAAGTTGTGCCCAAAGCATATTTTCGGTCTCTCTGCAACCCCAGAGAGGAAGGATGGACTCACCAAAGTCCTCCACTGGTTCATGGGACCCACATTCTTCGCCGTCGAGAGGAAAAATCAGGAACAGGTGGAGGTATTTACAGTCACCTACGAATGCTTCAATTACCGCAACCCCCCACCCTCTATGAGGAATGGAAAGATCTCTATGCCCAATATGATCACAGAGTTGGTCGAAGACAGAAATAGGAACAAAATGTTGGCAGAACTCGTAAAAAAGGCTTCAGCGGGGACGAGGCAACTCCTCGTTTTAAGCGATAGAAGATTTCATTGTGAATTTCTTCACCAATGTTTTCCAAAGAGCTCTGGGCTCTACATGGGTGGTATGAAGGAGAAGGATCTCCAAGAATCCTCCAAGAAGAAGATCATCTTCGCGACATTCAGTCAAGCCCATGAAGGCTTAGATATACCAACCCTAGACACGGTCATCTTGGCCTCCCCAAAGTCTGACATTGTTCAAAGTATTGGACGCATCATGAGGGAGACCAAGGGTAAAAAGAATAACCCCCACATTTACGACATCCACGACCCATGGTCAGTCTTTACAGCGATGTACTATAAGAGAATGAAGGTGTATCGCCAAGGTGGGTTCAAAATTCATGGAAAGGGTGGAGAAGAAAAGAAGAAGGATGACTTCCCTCAGGGAAAGTGTCTATTTTTATAATCTAATTAATAAATAAATGTCTGGTGCATTAATACAAATAGTATCTAAGGGTGTACAGGATATTTATATTACGAGTGAAGATGGTCATTCATTTTTTCGAACAAAATTTGCGAGATATAAAAATTTTTCACAGGCTCCCAAATTTATAAAAGAAATAACAGAAACAGATAATTCTATTACTATCCCAGTCTATGGTGACATTATAAATGCAATGTGGTTTGAAGGAACCGGGGAAGCTAACATTTCTTCAAATCTTTTTTACAATTCAACAATTGATCTTTACATTGGTGGTCAAAAGATTGACTCCCAACATTACGATTATTACAATGATATTTGGGCGAACTATTTAGCCGATACCTGGACTAAATCACAAGAAATAAACGTAAAATCAAACCCTGGTAATATCGCATTTGTTCCTTTACACTTCTTTTTTTGTGATGGTGGGGCATATTTACCATTGGTAGCCTTACAGAATCACACAGTTGAAGTGAAAGTTAATTTTGATACAACGTACTTTAATGGACCTGGAGAAGCTAGTCTAACGGACGCACAGAAGAGAATTTCTGTATACGGGAACTATGTATACTTGGACACAGATGAACGGGAGAGTTTTGTCAATCGTCAAATTGATATGATTGTTACACAAGTCCAAAGAATTGAATATCCAATAGATTTTGGTACAACTAATTACAATAGCCTTGAAATTTCACAATTTAATCACCCTGTAAAGTCTTTATTTTTTGGATTTGGAACACTATCAGAAGAATTTGTAGATGATAGGTTTACATTTAAAACCGCGGATATCCAATTAAATGGATCACCCCTACTAGAAAATATGTCTCCAATGTATTTTCATACAGTTGAAAGTTATTTGAAATCAAAATTTGCTCATATCGATTTTAGAGCGGACAACCAGGTAATGCTATACACAAGATATTTCCCATTCCATTTCTGTATGAATTCTTCGGAATACAGTCCCAGTGGAACATGTAACTTCAGTAGATTGGATAACGCTAAAATTATTATAAGAAATGCCGAAAGGGGAACAAATAGGACAGATACACATATATTTGTATACGCATTAAATTACAACATTCTCAGAATACAAAACGGTATGGCGGGTATTTTATTCGGTAACTAATATAGAGATGCCCCGTGTTCTTATTCTATCGGAACATATTTTTACAAAAAAACTCGATACTCCTCCAGTAAAGGTAATCATAGATGCAGCAGAACAGGCATCAGGTGGTATTGACATGGGAAAAATAAAGACAGAAGAAGTATCAGCCGATAACTCAGCTGTTTTCCGAGCCGATACAACAGAAACAGCCGTTGGTGAACCCCAAACACAACGCCTTACTTTACGTGCGGGACAGACTGTGAATCCAGCTACTTCGAAAGTAAGTGAAATTTCTATGGGTGGTTCCACGTCGAACGTAGAAAACCAAAATATCACAGTCAAAACAAAGGGAACTGAACGATTGAAAATTAATTCTGAAGGTCATTCAGAATTTAAGGGTGGTGTTGTGACAAATGATGGTGATGGAGAAATGGCGTGTAAACGTTATTCTAACGTAGTAACAATCTCATCCAGTGCACCACCTGGAGATAAAACTATTACAATGGAATTCGGAAATAACGCGTTTTATGGTAGGGTAATTACCCAATTGAGAGAAACTTCAAACCCTTCCAGTATAAGTACAATGATTTTAGAATTTCAGGGTGGAACAAGTGACGGAACAGTGTCTACTGTACCGATAACTATAGGTATAAAGAAACTATTCGGTGGTGTAAATCCAAATCCGTTGAGTCCGACTGTTACGACCACATCTAACACTATATCCATTAGACCCGTAAACGCCACTGGAGTTGGATATTCATATGACATATATTCGAAAATCCATTCTGCTCTTGGTGGAAAACTTCTCAATATCAAATCTGGTACTACAGTTTTCACATCTTTCGCATACTAAATTTACTTTGGGGGAAAACCCCTCGGTAGATTTATTACATTTACGCCCTGATGGAATCAGAGACGGCGAGAATAATCACGCCGACAATGAAACCCATGATGACGTAATTCATTTCAGTTTCTTCACGACCAACCGTTGGCTCCTTGGGTTCCACCGGTTCTTCGACAACTTTCTGTTGTCGGACGGGAGGATCTACCTCCTCAAGCGGACAGTACGCTATCATTTATATAGTATTTAGAGATTAATTTCAGTCTTCTTTTTTCGTCTGGTCCTCTTAGCCTTTGTGGACCCCACATTGACCTCCTTAACTTCACCACCTGTAGAGTCACCCGAGATGGACATGATGTCGGAGACGTCCTCTTCTTCTTGGATTGTGGGGGGTGTCGTGTTCATTGGGGGTGGTGGGGGCATCATAATACCACCCATCAAACTGGAAATGTCTAGACCTGGGCCCTGCATTTCATACTGCCCAGTCCCACCAACTGGGGCCTCTGTCGCTGGACCCTCAGGGTTTCGTGTTGTATTCTGAACAGCGTTCATCATATTCTTGACTAGGTCTGGGTTCTGCTTCATCACATCATTCATGTTGGGCATCACCGACTTGAACATCGAGTTGGTCAGGTGGAACATCATGGCCGAACCACCCAACATCATGATGAGCTTGACCTCTGGAGCTACACTGACCTTTGACCTATACTTGACGTAGAGTTCCTCAAATACACCATCATAGTCGTCAACATTCTCCATGATAGACTCAGACCACCCCTCCAATTGAATCTCGAAAGGGTTGTACCTCTTATTGAGGAATTCGAGACCAGTCACACACGCCACCAGCATTCGCCTAGAGAAACGTATAGACTGCTCCACATCTATACTGTAGGTAATCCTCTTAACCTCAGCCCTGAGTTCCTCCACATTTGAGTATGCATTCAGGCGTTTGTTCACAGCGAATCCCTTCTTCTCGAGGCGTGCCAACTTGTTGATGAGATCGGACTTCTCCTCATCCACCGATGTGTATCCCTTAGAGGGTTGCTCACCTGGGGGTGTGCCATTCATTTGGGGCTCCCCGTCATCATAAAACATAGGTTCATCCTCACCGTAATCAATCTCCTCCTCCTGCATAGGTTGCCGTGGGGCCGTCTGCTTGTTGGGGTTTACAAAGGCATCCATCGTTTCCTGTTCTTGGTGCATGGGTCTTTGGGGTCGATAAGGAGCGGGTCTGGGTACAGGCTGGGGACGGGGGGCTGAAATCTCTATTTCATCCATCAGGGCCTGCTCGTCGGCGTCTAATTTCATAAC